CGCAGCAGTCATTAAACAAGAATCCAATTTCAATCCTTACGCAAAATCACATGCTGGTGCAATGGGATTAATGCAATTAATGCCGGGAACAGCTAGAAGTTTAGGCGTAACGAATGCATATGACCCATATCAAAACATCATGGGTGGTGCAAAATATCTTGCTCAACAGTTAAAACGCTTTGGTGGTAGTATTGAGAAAGCATTAGCTGCTTATAATGCGGGTCCGGGAAATGTTATAAAATATGGTGGCATTCCTCCTTTTAGAGAAACACAAAATTATGTAAAAAAGGTCACTCAATATTACCGTACCTATTCTGGTGCAAAATCAATAGATACATCTGACATTTCGCGTCAAAAAGCAGAACAACAACAAGCAATTGACAACGCAAAATCTCAATTAAATGATTTAGCAAGTGAAATTTTACAAATTGACCAAGAAATTGCTCAAAAACGTCAAGAATTAATTGATTATTTAGCTGAACAAACAATTAATGCATATAAAGAAGCATATAAAAAACAAAAAGAAATCGCATTAGATGCATTAGAAAAAGAGCAAGAAGCATTTGAAAAAGCTCACGAAGCTAAAATGAAGAAGCTTGATGAAGAATTGGAGAAATATGAAGAAGTTATAAATAAACAGCTTGAAATGATTGATAAGCAAAAAGAAGAAGAAGATTATAATAAAAAATTAGCTAAAGAGCAAAAAAAGCGCCAAGAAATATTAGATGAATTAAATAAATTAGCTTTAGATGATTCTATGTATGCTAAAGCTCGAAGAGAAGAACTTACAAAACAATTGCAAGAGCAAGATGAAATTATTGCAGAAATGCAAAATGACCGTGCTATTCAATTAAGAAAAGAGAATTTACAAAATCAGTTAGAAAGAAAACGTGATAGCATCGAGACTCAAAAAGAAAAGGAAAATGAAAGTTATAATAAAAGACGAGAACAATTCGAAAAACGTAGAGAAGAAATTGAAAAGCAATATGAAAACCTAATTAACGACGAACGCAAATTCGCAAAAATAAGAAGTGAAATTCAGAAAGGTAATTTAACAACAATCTTGAAAGAGTTGGATGGTTTTTATAAAAAAATCCAATCGAATACATCATTGTTTGGTAAAAGTATAACACAAAATTTCCTTGACATGATTAAAAATGTAAAAGATGGACTAAGCAATTATAAAAATATATTTGTAAATAATAAATCTAACAGCAGTAGCAGCACATCTCAAGAGAAAAAAACAAGCAATAGCAGCAGTAGTAAATCAAACAATAAAAAATCTAGCAATAACTCATCAAAAAGAAAAGTTACAACTGCTTTAAACATGAGAAAATCCCCTTCATACGGAAACAACGTAATAATGGTTATTCCTGAAGACGCGGTAGTTGATTATCTTGGAATGGAGAAAGGTTGGGCAAAAATAAGATATAAAGGAAAAATTGGTTATGTTGGATCAAAATATCTGAAAAAATTTGACACAGGCGGATACACTGGAACAAATGTTCCAAAAGAAGGAGCATTAGCCATCTTACATAAAAAAGAACTTGTATTGAATCAGACAGATACATCAAAAATATTAGAAACTGTTAAAATCGCAAGAGACATCTTTAAGACCATTAAATTACCTAAAATAGAACTTCCGCCATTAAAACTCCCTACCCCTGCCCTAGCAGGAAATACGTATAATATTAATATTCATGTCGATAAAATTACAGGTGATGAAAAAGGAGCAAATATTGTATTTTCTAAAATTGTAAAAGGAATCAAAACACTTGGTGGAGATATTTAAGAGTCGGTTCGTTTGAATCGACTCTTTATTTTTTAAATGAAAGGGGTGAGACAGTGATAAGAGAAAGTTTATATTTTTCATTTGATGGAAGGAAATCAAGTGATTACGGAATTTTAAATGTAAGTATTAGCAACGGTTTATATGAAGAACCTTTTATGAGTTCTCGTTCAATTCGAGAAATACGGACTAAGTATCATTACAAACCATTTTTTCAAGGTATTGATCGTGAACCTTTATCTTTTACATTGAGCTTTGCGTTTGAAGATACTTGGGATGATAAAAAAATTCAAGAAATTGTCCAATGGTTAAATGTTGATTATTATAAGCCACTATTTTTTTCAGAAAACATTGATAAAGTTTACTATGCTATGCCTGTTGATGATGTATCTCTTATACATAATGGTTTAAAACAAGGTTATTTACAATTAACAATGCGCTGCGATTCTCCTTACGCATATAGTCACTTTATTACCTCCCCTATTTATGATGCGTCTTTATCAGATGAATTAATGATAACAATTGAAAACATGGGGGATTGTGAAATATATCCTGAAATTTATATACAAAAAATTGACAATGGCGATATATCTATTTTCAACTTGTCAAATGGTAACAAAGAAACAAAACTATCTAATTTAGTAGATGGTGAGGAAATTTATATTGATTGTGAAAATGAAATTATACAAACATCTCTTCAGAATAAATGGAGATACGATGATTTTAATGATCAATATTTATCGTTTGTGTACGGAATCAATACTTTAAGAATTGTCGGTAAATGTAAGCTATATTTCCGTTATCGTTTCAGATTCCTCTAAGGAGGTGAAAATGTGTTCTATGTTTCGAATGATTTAAAGCTAAAACCCTTGCAGTTGAGTCTAGCAAGACCAGATAAACAGGTCATTGCAAATATTAAACATGCATTTGGTATAAATCATATTATTAAATTTGGTCAAATAAATGAATTAAGTTTTAATGTTCCTTATGAAATTGATCTACACAGTGAGCTTAAACCTAATCCATATATTTCACTATTTAGAGAAAGATATTTAATTCGTGTTAAGCAAAATGATGTAGTTGAATGGTACACGATTGCTAAATTATCAAAAGCATCTGAAGATGATAATTATTTGAAAGTGGAATGTTACTCGTTGCCATACGAGTTAAAATATAAACGAATAAGTAATTATAAAGTTACATCTTATAACTGTAATCAAGTTTTAACAGATTGCTTAAAAAATACAGGATGGAAAATTGGCTACATTAATCCAGATTTCAATCTTAAATATCGCAGCTTTGATGTATCCAGTCAAAATAAAATGAACTTTTTATTTGAAATTTGTGAAACGTTTAATGCAGTTCCTCAGTTTGACACAATTAATAGAAAAATAAATTTATATAAAGAAGACGAATTAGTAATTAACAAAGGCTTTAAAATAAATAAATATTTACAGAGTTTAGAAGAAGTCATTGATATTGATGAAATTTGTACACAGTTACATGTTTATGGTAAAGATGGAATATCCATTAATGCAGTAAACCCTACAGGACAATCTTACATTGAAGATTTTAGTTACTTCCTTTACCCTTTCCAACGTGATGAAAATAGAAATGTAATTTCTCACAGTGATTGGATGAGTGATGATTTATGTCATGCAATATTGGATTACAATGAATTGATTAATGCGAATAAAGATACGTTTCGTGAGTTACTTGAGTCTAAAAAAGAATATGAAAAAAATATAACAACAAAGGAAAATGAATTAACAGTTTTAAATAATGAATTAACAATGATTCTAGATGAAATTGAAGTTGCAAAACAAACTGGTGGAAATTTAAGTGAATTAAATAGTAAAAAAAGAAAAAAACAACAAGAAATCAATATTTTAAAAAATAAAATTAATGGTTTAAAAGAACATCTTGAATATATTAAATTAAATATTACCCAATTAAATGAACAGATAAAAAAAGAAAATAATTTTTCACCTGAATTATTAGATGAATTATATAGATTCACATTTGAAGATGAATGGTCTGACGAAAATTATACTGATGAGTATGACTTATACGAAGCAGCATGGAGTGAATTGCAAAAAAGAAACACTCCACCAATTAATTTAAATGTAAATATTATTAATTTTTTATCTATTATTGATGAAAAGCAAAATTGGGAGCGTTTAGAGGTCGGAACAATTGTTGGTGTGTATCTTCCTAAATTAAATATTAACATTAAGACGAAAATTATTGAATTACATTTTGACTATGAGAATGATGATATTAACATAACAATTTCTAATCATAAACGTGTTGAAACAGATGAGCAAAAAACAATTAAATCATTTTATAAAACAATTGGTATTACAAAAGATTTAAACAAAAGAAAAGTTGATTGGGAAAAAGTAGCTGAAAATTATAATTTGCGAAATGACAGAAATTCATCACCTGTAGCAAATCCTATTTTTAAATCTATAACGCATATTAAAAATGATGATGGTTCAATTAATTTAATTGTGAATTGGGATTACCGTGAAAAATCCGAGAATATTGATGGATTTTTAATTTATTTATATTCTAGTACCATCAATGAGCCATATACTTTCGGATCAACAATAAGCAATGAAGCAGTTATTAATATTACGGCTGATAAAAAAAGTTACATGTTTCCGAGTGTTCCTGCTAATTATTATTATACAGTTGGAATTCAAGCATATAGAAGAGTAGATGTCGATATTAAAGAAGATGGAGTTATTAAAAGTGAGATTGTTTCAAATGAAATCCCTTACCTTCCAGAAACACAAATCAATGCTAAGATGAATATTTACGGTAAAGTAAATGGAATAAATCAATTTAATTCAAACGTTCCCCCTAACAATCCTGAACCAAATGATGTATGGTACGATATTGAAGAAAAAACAGTAAAAATTTATAACGGTGAAACGCAATCATGGGAAAAAGTTACTGCTTCAGATGCACAAATGTTAAATGGTAAAACTGCTGATGATTTTGCACTTGTTAATCATACACATCCTTATGCTACTACTACTCAGGGTGGATTTATGTCTCCTACTGATAAGCAAAAAGTGAATAATATACCTGCAAACATAGAAACAACAGACGGATCACAAGCAAAAGTGGATGCATTTAAAACAAACACGGCAGCTATTTTAACAAATGAATCGTGGCAGAATGCATCACTACAGAATGGTTGGGTAGGATATTCAGCTAACTACACTTTGCAATATCGAAAAAACAGATTAGGAAATATTGAATTTAGAGGATTAATTAAGAATGGTGTGTTGACTGATGGAACAATTATTGCAAACTTACCTAATGAATATCGTCCAACTATGTCGTTCTCTCCAATTATATATGTTCCAGCTACGGACATAAATAATAGATATATAGCTCATGCATGTATCATTATAGATACAAACGGTGATATAAAATTGTATAATGCTCCAACGGGAACGGTTCATCTTTCTTTTGAATCAGTATTCTTCTCAATTAATTAGGGATACTTTATAAAAAAGTTATATGTATCGTTAAACAAAGTCATTGGAAAAAATAATTATTTCCAATGACTTTTTCTTTTTAAAATGTAAATTTCTCAAATATACAAGAAATTATAGGAGGAAGTGAGAATGTATGTCCAATTTAAAAATATATAATAGACAAACTGGACAATGGGAAGAGATAAAAGTAAACACTCGCTTAAAAACTATAAAAAGAAGTGTTACTTTGTCGGCTCATGTTAATCAAGTTGATATCGGGATTACTGAATACAATCCTGAAGATGATGTATTATTAGTTTATAAAAATGGAAACTATATAGAAAATAACAGAGATTATGAGCTTATTCCCGGAGCATTAAAAATTAAAACAATTGATAATAGTAATTGGCAAGCTGGTACAATTTTTGATTTTATCGTTTTAAAAAATGTTCAACGTGAAATACCTTCTGCTGATGGAAGTTTAATACAATCTAATTCGATTACAGACGATAAATTAGCTGAAGGAATTAAGATTTCACCTGCTTTAGTAGATAAAAAAGGAACAGTTTACAGTAGCTTAAAATTAAGATTTGACTCAATTGATGACAAATTCGATTTGTTATTTAATCGTAATACTGCATTTTCAGTTAAAGAATATGGAGCTAAAGGTGATGGTATAACCGATGATACAAATGCATTTCAAGAATGTGCTAATGCCATAAGTGAAAATGGTGGCGGCATTTTTGAAATTCCATATTCTGAAAATGGTTATGTGATACAAGGTACTGTCAATATGCCTTCTAATGTAATAGTTAATGGAAATGGAAGTTTAATAATTGCATCAACGAGTGACAATGCTCAAACGCCATTTTATTGGAAAGATAAGACAAATATTGTTGTTTATGACTTGAGAATCAATGGAAGAAAAGATTTAAAATATGGACATGTATCCATTGCTGGAGGTTCAAATGGATTAACATTTAGAGGAAATTGTAAATTTATTCGAATTCAAAATTGTCATTTTTTTAATACTATGGAACACGGCATACATTTTTATGGAGAAGTATTAAGAAACCCAGACAGGGTTTCACGTTCAGAAGATATTGTTATTACAGATTGTACCTTTGAAAATAACGGGAATCCTGATTGGATTGTAGGGCCTCGTGGGGCAGGAATTATGCTTTTTTATGGAGCAAGAAATGTAAAGATACATAATAACAATTTTAAGGATTTTTCACGGATAGGTATTTATATTGATAGTGCGCATAGTAATAAAGATACTTTAACTTCAACTTATCCGGGTCTTTCTGTTGAAAATGGAGATTATGTAGGTTTTGATGTAATTGTAAGCAATAACTATTTTAAAATTGAAAATTATCATGGCAAATTTACTGGAGCAGATGCAGGAGTAGCAATTGCAGCACATGGACAACAAAGAGTTAAAATTACAGACAATATGATTGAAATACCAATTGGTGTTTATAGAGGTATTTCGGTAGATGATGGGCAAGATCGGTCACCGACACATTCAATTGAAATTAAAAATAATAGAATTACTGCAACAGAAGAATGTGTAGAATTAAGAGATTGTTCTTATATTACTGTAACCGATAATGTATTAGAACATGTAAGTGGAACACAACCAACTATCGGTGTTTATTATTCTCCTTCAAATAGTGAATCACTAAATAAAGTTCATGAAATTGTAATTAAAAATAATATTATTAAAAACGGTGCTGACAGAGGAATTTTTTTAGTAAATGGAAGTGGAAATACGGCAGATTTTTATAATATTTTTATTGAAAATAATAGGATTATTCTTACTAATAAGGAAGATCCTGAAGCACAAGGAATAGCTACTGAATACATTGATAATTTAAATATTATTGGTAATTTCGTTAAAGGTGGTAAATATGGTATTTACACACCTAGGTTAGCAACTAATGTAAATATTGAGAACAATAAAGTCAGTGATGCTGATCAAGGAATTGTAAGTACGGGAGTTGTTCGTTGTGCTTTTAATGTCGTTAAAAACTGTACTACATATGATATTAGATTAACAAATCCTAACAGTATTGCAATTTTTAATGATGCCAATGTTTCTTTTGTAGATGATTTATCATCGTATATACAAATGAATGGATTAAATTTAAAAATCGGTTATCAAACTTCAAATACTCATAAAAATGCTTTACAACTAGGTAATTACTTTTTGTGGGTAGATAGTAATGGAAAATTGAGAATAAAGAATGGTGCGCCTAAAAGCAATACTGACGGAACTATAGTTGGCACACAATCCTAATTAATAAGGAGTTGATGAATATGAACGAAATATATAATGATCCAATACTAACTAAAAAACGAAAAGGAAATTTTGAAGATCCGTTCAATCAAATTGAAGAAAGTTTATCAGTTATTAATACAAAAGTTGTATTGTCAGAAATTCCAAATCGTTTCCATCGCGTTAAAGTGAAAGACGGAAACGATTTTTTATTTGAAATTCAAAACGGTATACCAAACGAAAATCAGTTTATAGTGGATTATGTTCAAGGTGTAGTAACTTTCCATCCTTCGCGAAATAATTCAACTTTAACATTTATATATCTTGGAGAAGGCGTTCCTTATTTCCCTGCTGCTCGAATTTGGACGAAAAAGGATGCCAACAATGTTATAGAAACATTGCAAGAGTTTATTGATATAGGTAATCAAAAAATCGAACAAGCAACTGAAAAAATTAATGAAGTTCAACAGGCAATTATTAATGCAAACAATGCAACTGCTGATTATACCACAATTGTTAATCAAACTAAAAAAATTTATAAAGGATTAGTTAATACATACGCAGATATTGCTACTACCTTCCCCTCTCCTGAAGTGGGTTGGACTGTAGTTGCAAAGGATACAAAAATTGAATGGCGATATAATGGAACGTTTTGGGAAAGTGTTGGTATGAGTGATGTTGTAGATGGATTTGCTATTATTGCAGGTTCTTCACCTCCTGCTAATACTAATACGATTTGGCTGGATACTTCTGATACTAATGGTTATTTAAGAGTTTATCCATCTAGCACACCGCCTACTAACACTAATTTTATTTGGTGGCAAACTGATTAATTAGGGGGGGTAAAAAAATGGCTAAATTAAAATATTATAATACTAATACAGGTCAATGGCAGGAAATTTATCCTAGTGCTATTTCTGATGGTACGAATACATTTGATGTTAACAGACTACAATCAATTGACGATAAAATTGGAATTTTAAACAATGAACTCTCAAAACAAAACAAACAATCCACCACCATCGGTCATGGTTTAAACATCATCAATGCATCACAAAACAGCCCACTCGATATACAAATCGAGGGTCGCACACTTGTCAACCTTCTCGGCACACAAGGTCGCACAGCAACAAGCGCAACCGTAACGCTTGATTCAGCGAAATACTATGTACTTGTCAACGAGGACGGGACAAACGTGACAGTAGACGGCGTTTCTCAAACCGTGCCACACAAATTCACAGGAAAATCAAGCGTGTCTTTGTCGTGGACTAGTGGGAAAGTGGCATTATATGAGATCGATGCGACTGAATACAGTAACATTTTAACAACGTGGACAGCAAGCGAGGTAAACAGACGCTATCCGTATGTCGATTCGGTTCAACACGTTCAAAATCCGTATATTCTTGCAGAAGGCGAGAACTTGTTGCCGCAAAACGATGACACTTTTTATAACTTAATTGGTTTAGGCCTGTATGATAATAAATGGGTTAATGGAAAGTTGGAAGTATATAACGGTTCAAACTCATATAGAGGCAAAGGTTTTACACTAAACGGCATAAACGGACAAACTTATACATTAAGTATGGACATAGAACCAGCGTCTGATGGTACAAAACTATATCTTGCAATAAATGAGAAACCCTACATGTCGCAAAGTGGGTATATAAGCATAACATTTACGCTATCGGGAACAAACACAATTGATGTAAGATTTGTAAGACATGGTGCGAATTCAACGACAGACCCTGTAAAAATTAAAAATTTAATGCTCACACTCGGCTCAACACCAAAACCATTCGTGCCACGCAATCCAAGCACGTTATTTGCAGAAGTCAAACTCGGCGCGATTGCCGATAAAAAAGATATTTTATGGAAAGATGGACAGGATTGGAAGGTTACGAAGTGGGTTGAGAAATCTGAAACATTAACAATTACTAATAATACTGCTACACTAGCGAATAATGCTCAAGCGGATACAGCTATTATTGTTGATGAGTCAACAGGGGAAATTTACAAACGTGTTGTTGCCTTGAGTGGAAGTGGCAAGGAATTTACACAAGGTGGAAGTGGGAATAAAACCATTACGTTCAATGATGGTTATGTTCCTACTTCTCCGAAAGCTCACTATGTCCTTGCGACACCGCAAACGATTGTGGTAACGGATAAAGTCGAGGGCGATTTGGTCGTGAATGGGACTACACAAGTGGAAGTCGGAAGTGGATTCACGTATACAGAGGCGGACGGGAAACGGACGTATACGAAACTAGCGCAAAATTCCCGATATAACGTGACAGCAAATATTCTTTCTGTCATCGCGAACTATGACACGTCACTCAAGTCGGTTGTTGACTCGGTGGTAGCGAAACAAAGCGACATTGTTGCACAAGTGAGCGTAAATGTACGAGCGATTGCCGAACTTTATAAGCGTATAAAAGCGTTAGGCGGATAATATTCGTCTGACGCTTATTTTGTTAGGAGGTGAAATATATGGATTTAAAAACGCTACGGGAGTGGCTAATTCAAAACGGAGTGAGTGAACAAGAGTTAGATGAAGTAAAACCACCGCCAGCACTTGAGGATATTGCAAATGCTTTAGTGGTTGCGCTTCAAAACAACGAACAACTAGGCGAATTGATCGTTATGTTGCTGTCAGAAATCGAGTCATTAAAACAAAGAGTGGAGGTGCTGGAAAATGCTTAATTTATATCGCTATCTCGTTGAAAAAGGAATGAAGCGGCTTTCTGACGTGCCGGAGCCATATCAATCGATGCTACGCGCAGAAGGGTACACAGATGAATAAAATGACGCTTTTATCCAAAATATAAGATTCAAAAACCCTCGAAAATCAACGATTTTTTAAAGGTGGTGATTGTGAAATCGCCACCTTTTAATTTTATAGAAAGGTGGATTGAAATGAATGAAGAAATCTACTCTATTCCAGTTCTTCAAAACGAAGTTCAAAACTTAAAAGAGCGTGTGGCAATTTTAGAAGATGAAGCAAAACAAGATCGCAAAGAATTTACGCAAGTTACAAAAGTGATTAGTGAAAATTTAGCACGATTAACAACTATTCAAGAACAACAAGCAAAACAATTAGAAGACATGAGCTCTAATATTGATTCATTGCGTGATGAGATGGCAAACAACATGAGATGGTATCAAGGTATTTTCGGGAAAATCGTGATAGCTATTACTATTATTGCATTAGTTGGTTGGGGAGTTAAAGGTGTTTCAGAAATTGTTAAATTAATTAAATTGTAATAAGGAGATGATTTAAATGAGATTTGACAAAATGATGGTTATTCGTACTGTTGTGTTGTTTGTAGCTTTGCTTAATCAATCTCTAGTAATGATTGGCTTCTCTCCCCTACCCTTTACGGATGAACAAGTTGAAAATGGATTAACGATTATTTTTACAGTTGCTGCATCTCTTTGGGCTTGGTGGAAAGACAATGACATTACTCGTAAAGCTCGTGAACGCAAACAATTTTTAAAAGAAAATAATAAATTATAATAAAGGAGTGTATTATAATGACCTATAAAATCATTGATAAATTGTTGACTCCTAATCCATATAGCCGTCCTCAAAAGAAATTGATTGGCGTTCGTGGTGTAGTTATCCATTGGGTAGCAAATCCTAATTCATCTGCATTAGCTAATCGTAATTACTTTGAAAACCGAAAGTCTGGTAAAACTGGCTATGGTTCAGCTCATTATATTATCGATTTGAACGGAGATGTAATTCGTTGTATTCCTGACAATGAAATGGCTTATCATGTTGGTTCAGAAACTTATACTAAAGAAGCATTAGCTAAATTAAGCGCATATCCGAATAACTGCACTATTGGAATTGAATGTACACATATAGATTGGAACGGAAAAATGACTGATGCTACATATAATACTCTTGTTGAGCTAGCAGCAGATTTATTAAAGAAATATAAATTAACTGCTGATAATTTGTGGTTACATAAAGAGGTTGTTGGTTGGAAAGATTGTCATAAATGGTTTGTTAATCATCCTGCCGAATGGAAAAAGTTTAAAGAGTTAGTGAAAAACAAATTAAACGGGAAATCTACTACTCCATCCACCAACAATAATCAATCAAAAAGTAATGACCAATATTATGTAATTAAAGCTGGCGATACATTATGGGAAATTTCTCGTAAATACAACACTACTGTTGACGCATTGTTAAAATTAAATCCAAATGTAAAACCAGAAGCATTGCAAATTGGTCAAAAAATCAAATTACCTTCCACTTCTACTTCGCAAAATAACGCTAAATCAACACAAAAAACGACTTCTACATCAAAGCTAACAATTAATCGCACCTTAAAATACGGTGATCGCGGTAATGATGTAAAACAATTGCAAGAAGCATTAAATAAGCTTTATTTTAAATGTGGTGCAGCAGACGGAATTTTTGGAGCTAAAACAAAAGATGCTGTTATACGTTTTCAAAAAGTATATCTCCCTTATGAGGTAGATGGCATCGTAGGAAAAAGAACACTGGCTAAAATTAATGAGTTATTGAAAAATTAAGGGTGGACTTACCTCCACCCTTTTTATGTTTTTTCGTGACGAAGTGTTCTATCAAATAACACTTCTTTTTTAATATCTTCTAGTTTTGCAAATTTAGCAAAATCCTCATAACTGGTATTATATGCTTCCGCTATTCTATCAAATGTTTTTTCTGTAGGAATATGAATCCCTTTAATAAAATGATAAAAATGACTGTTGGTCAAACCCGTATCCTCTTCAAAACATAAAGCCTTAAATCTTCCCTCTCCCATGACCTTTTTTAGCCACAAAGGAAAATATCTTTTAAATTGTTCATTAATCTTCTGTTTCCATTCATAGATATTGATTGTAATAATCGTTGGCATAGTAAGTTTAAACTCGATTGTTTTTATTATCTTTGCCTTGCTACGTTCGCCCCTAATATCATAGATAATAAATTCGTCATCAGAAGAATCATTATTTGTGTCTTCTAGTGTTTCCGATTTCGATGTATCTAATTCGCTTGTTTCAATATTAATAGCAAATGTAACTTCTGCTTTACCATCTGGATAAATATCAATTCGTTCAATAATTTCACTTAATAATGACTTTTTTAAATAATCCGGTGACCTATCAATTGTTTTAGAAAAACTGCTGATTCGTTCGATAATCTTTTTTCTCATTTCATATTCTTCAATGTGTTCATTGTTTTTTTGTTCTAATTCAAATTTTGCTTTTTTTAAATCATTAATTTTTTTAAGAATTTCTGCATAATCTTCTTCATATCTTTGTA